TGAACTGGCTTTTGCTCAGAGAATCTAATTGTTCTTGTAACCTTGATTTTATTACGCAAACGCCATCTCGCATAGTCTCTTTTTCAATCCAAGCAACAATCATTTCCTCTGTCACTTTGTCAAAAGGAATTAATAGGTTTGGGCTGTCAAATGTCCAATAACCCTCTGTTTCAACAGATAGGTCATCTTCCTTTGCAATGACATGATATTTAGCACAAAGAATCAAGCCATCTTGGGCCTGAGTCTCTGTGATTGACCATTGATAATTCATGTTATTTAAGGTTTAGGATATTTAGCTTTGACCGCCAAACAAGCATCAATGTATGCTTGCACTTGTGCTTGATCACTTTTGACGATTCCATCAAGATAGTTAGTCATAGGAGGATATTCTGCTGCTCGTTTGGCAATGTAAGATTTAGCATCTACCTTTGCTTGTATTGCGGCAGCATCGTATTCAACTTTATTTCCATTGGCATCAAAAGCATCATTGCCATCAATGTTGACAACAGTTGGATATAAAGCAATAAGTTCTAAAGCGTAATTTGAGTTCATGCGCCGATCTCCAAAAGTAATATTGATGCTGTACCGCCTTGTTCAGCCATATAACCAATCAATGAACTTCCATTTCTAGAAAGTTGCATTATTGTGTAAGTTAATGCACTTGTTGATGATGGTGAATCAAGCCAATTAAATGTCATACCTTCAACATAGCCACTAACTGAAGCTGAATTTCCTAATGTTGCAATACTACTACCACTTCCATTTCCGCTTGTTCCACGATAAAGAGCAATCTGCATACCGCCTGACTGCTCTAAAGAGTTACTGCTAGTCGCAATCATCATAATTCGGCTAGAAGTAGAAGATGGCGTAATGGTTGCATATACATTGGTTGTAACAAATGTGCCAGATGTTGTGTAAGTAGCACCTGTTTTTGTACCTTGCACAACTTGCAGAACCTTACCACCACCAGATGGCGTAGCCCAAGTAGGTGTACCCGCACCCGCTGAAGTTAAAACTTGTCCACTTGTTCCCGCACTTGTATATGCGTGAGCAGTTCCTGTTCCATATCCAACACCGCCAGCAGTAGCTGTAGCGGTTGAATTTGTGCCACCATTAGCAATTGGCAAAGTTCCTGAAACAGCAGAAGCAAGTGCAATATTGGCAAATGCCAATGTGCCAGATGCGTTTGTTGTTAATGCTTGACCGCTTGTTCCATCAGCCGCTGGCAATGTGAAAGTGGTTGTCGATGCGGTGTTAGGGCCAGCTAAATTAACTGCCCCGCCCAATGTTGCCTGAAAGACTAAAGTTCCCATGATATTTCCTTACGGTGCAATGATTAGCTGAGAGGCGGTCAAAGCGCCTGTGCTTGGGTTGTATTTTAACTTTGTTGACGAAACTGTTTGTGGCAAATTACCCGTTGTATTACTTACAAAGGTTGGGTAATAAGTCGCATTTGTTGTCGTGTCATCTGTGACCGCTGTATTTGTTGCGTTTGTCGCTGTCGTTGCAGTCGTTGCTGAACTTGCATTACCCGTCAAAGCGCCCACAAATGTTGTTGATGTGACGGAAGTCAGACCCGCAAATGTGGTCACAGTCGCACCCAAAGCCACCGCAGTTGAGCCAATGGTGACGCTAGAGTTAACCAGGGCAGCGTTTGGAATGCTTGTCAGACTTGCACCCGAACCACTAAACCCTGTGGCGGTCAAAATGCCCGTTGAGGGATTAAATTGGTACTTGGTAGAGCTGACATATTCAGTCGTTAAATTACCCGCTGTGGCGGCTGCAAACAATGGGTAACGGGTTGCGTTAGTGGTTGTGTCGTCTGTAACTGTTGCATAAGCCGTTGGAGTCACCCAAGTGGGGGCTGATGCACCGTTAGACTGAAGCACCTGGCCTGTCGTTCCCGCAGCTGAGAATGCGTAAGCCGTTCCCGTTCCATAGGCCACAGTTCCCGCAGTCGGAGTCGCAGTTCCATTTGTTCCACCGTTGGCGATAGGTAAAGTTCCCGTCACGCCTGTGGTTAAGGGTAATCCTGTGCCGTTTGTCAAAGTGACAGACTGAGGCGTTCCAAGAATAGGAGTCACCAAAGTGGGGGAAGTGGACAAGACAACAGCCACAGTTCCTGTGCTTGCAGTCACGCCAGTACCGCCAGATGCCACAGGAAGCGTTCCTGTCGTTAAAGCTGATGTGCTTGAGGCATAGACTGCACCGCCTGATGTAAACGCTGTAAGACCCGTTCCACCGTTTGTGGTTGCCAAAGTCCCTGCCAGGGTGATTGCACCGCTTGTCGCTGAACTTGGGGTAAATCCCGTAGTCCCTGCGCTAAAAGTCGTAACTGAAACGCCTGATAATGTTTGCCAAGATGGTAAGCCAGCGTTAACCGTCAAAACCTGACCCGTTGAGCCAATGCCAAGCATTGCAGTTGTTGCCGCAGCGCTTTGATATGGCAAAGACCCAGCTGCACCGCCCGCAAGGTTTGTTGCTGTGGTTGCCGTTGTCGCAGTTGTGGCAGTTGTTGCCGTTGTCGCTGTGGCAGCGTTCCCACCGATTGAAAGGCTTGTTGCCGTTCCTGTTAATCCTGTGCCTGGCCCGCTAAACTGAGTGGACGCAGTAATTGTGCTGCCACCCACAGTCGAGCCGCTGATGGGCGTTCCTGTGATTGATCCACCCGTAATTGCCACATTGTTGGCGTTCTGAGTGGACATTGTTCCCAAACCCGAAACTTGGGTGTTGGCAATGGCAATGTTTGTGTCAGCTAAAACAGTCAGTTGGCCTTGTGCATTAACTGTTGCAGTCAGGGTTTTAGATGCAGACCCGTAGGCAGCAGCTGTCACACCTGTATTTGTGATTGAAAACGTGTTGGACGCTAAAGTTAAGCCTGTCCCCGCAAAATAAGTCCCTGTTCCTGAAAACTGAACAAACGTAATCGGGGTGACGTTGATTGTGCCTGTCGTTGCAGAAGTGGAAACCCACCCTGTATTTGCATTGGTAGAACCACTAATAACCACCGTGTAAGCGCCTGGCACTTCTGCCCACACATCCATGTCTGTCGCTCTTGTCCACGCAGAGGCTGATGCAACGTAAATGCCGTTCTCAGACGATGTGCCTTGATTTTTAACCAGGACACGATCACCCGCCAATGTGGTGTAGGTGTCGATTGTCTGTAAACCCGACAAGGTAATTGAGGCAGTCGTGCCGCATTTAACCGCTTGCTTGGGGTTTAATCCTTGGGCAACGCTATCAACATAGAACTTATTGGCAATGTCTGTGTTGGCAGTTGGAGAAGTGGTAACTTGTCCCGTAGTCGTCAGAATGCTTGTAAAAACACCCGTAGATGGCACAGAAGCACCGATTGTGGTGCTGTTAATTGTGCTATTCGTAATGTTCAGTCCCGATTGGGACGGGTTCAAAGTGGCGTAGAAAGGCTGACCCTGACCGATAAACGTGTTGAACGTGTTATCAAGGTTAAACAACGCCTGAACAGGCAGAATGTTTTGATCTACCGTTTGGGCGGGGTCAGCCATGCTTTAAGCCCCGTGAATGATGGCGTAGTTAATTACGATAGCTTCGCTCAAAATGCTTATTGTGTTGTTGTAAACACCAATCACGGCAGAGCCAGCGCCCACGTTGGCAACGTAAGGCCAATAAGCGCCTGAAGTTCCACCGCTTCCCACATTCACAATTAGAACGTCTTTGGCAGACAAAAGGCTGTTTGTCAAAGTAAACAAAACAGTTGTTCCACCTACTAATGCAGCAGCGTTCATTGTAATTTGACCCGCAGACTTATTTAAAGTCACGCCTGTGGACTTGCTTGTGGCTTGGGTCACAGTTCCTTGTGCCGATGCGTTGTAGCCAATTTCGGCAGACGCATAAACATTTGTTCCTGTTACAGCAGCAGCTGTAGTGCCGCCAATGACAGAGTTGTCAATGGTTGCGCCTGTGATTGTGTCGTTGGTCAAAGGAGGGCTGAAATAAACCCCGCCTGGCCCAACTAAACCCACGCAAACGCCCGCTGAATTGAATTCAGCTTGCACAGGGACAAGATTTGTAGATGATGTATATGCAACAGAGTTAGCGCTTGACATGGGGTTTTTCCTTTAGCTTTGATCAGCAGTAGGGGTCACATAGACGATGGATGGGCCAGCGCCCGAACCAATCATGCGAACGTAAAAGGGCGTTGTAGGCACAGCCAGAACAATTGGAGTAGTCATGGAAGCTGGCAATACAAAGTTTCCTGTGGCAGAACCGCTGACGGGCAACACAGCCGCACCCACGTTAGCATCGCCCACATTCACGGCAACACGGGTAGCACCCGTATTGAGGAATGAGCAATAGTTAACCTGGTCATTTGTGTTGTCATCAATCTGAACGGCAGAAGTGGAGGTATCCGCTACCGAAATAGCGGTTGTAACTCCAGCAGTGCGAATGACTGATGTATTAGCCATGATTAGACAGCGTTTGAATCAAGGGGCAAATACTCAGGACGATTCACAACCACGGTATAAGTACCCGCAGCAGCTGATGCGCTAGAGCCTGTTGCATTGATAAACTGAACAATCAAAGTGTCTGCGGCTGAAACGTAAGCATTGGCAATGCCAACACCCGTAGTTTGTGCAGCGGGCAAAGTCACTTGAACTGCGTCACCGACCTTGAGGCCAGCAACGGTAACAGTCTTAGAAGCGCCTGAAGTGGCAACGGTTGTGGCTGTAAAAGTCACACCCATAACGAATGCGTTGGAGATGTTTCCACGCAAAATAGTCGTTTGGAGAGCCATGATGATTCCTTTAGAGAATGATTAAATTGTAACGCCAAATAAAGAAAAAGCCACCCCTTTAACAGAGTGGCTTCGTTCTCTTTTATCTCCGATTAAAACTCGGAGAAGTCGTAACCGTAAACAAAAATGTCAACAGTACCGCCAGAAACGGCTGTGCCAACTTTTACATAAAGGGTTTGTGCTGACAAGTTAGCATTCTTTGTAGCTGACACAACGGTTGAGTTGGTCACATAAGCAGAAGATGTGTTGCCTGTCAAAGCAGCATTGGTGACGATCTCAGTACCAGTTCCTGCGGGTGCAGTCCAAATAGCCAATGCACCGCTGCTAACGTCTTTGTTAGCGTTGGTGATGGCAACATTGGTCACAGCATAGGTTGTGGTGTTGTTGATCGGGAGGGTCACAGAAGCATCACCCGTTTGGCTGATAGGCACAGCGTTAGCATAAGCCAACAAGCGGATAGCCTGGTTCGTTGCCAAATTAGATGGGTGAATCGTTGTGGTACTGGATGGGCCTGGATTTGCCATGATATTTCCTTAAATTAAGTTAATGACGGGGGGTTGCCCCCCCATGATCTTTAGGCTGCAACTCGGCAAGCGAGTTCAGGATACAGAGGGGCCCAGCCATACAAAACGTCCAAACGGGTAGGAATGGAGTCATTGTTAATTGTGTATTGACGCACAACACGCATTGACAAACCGATTTCCTTATCGCTTGCACGACCAGCAAAATGCACACCTTCAGGCAATTCCAGATCGGCTACTGCCAATGTGAACGCATTGCGGTGCATGATGATGTTCTGTGGTGACACAGTACCTGTCTTGTTAAAGAAGGTAATAGCGGCAGTTGTGCTAGTCGTTGGAATAGACACGTTCTGGAATTGACCCGCAGTGATCACAGCAGGGCTAACAACCACAGTCATAGTGGTATCAGTCGCAGCAACGGCAGTCTTAACCACGAAATTACGCAGTTTGTTAGTGCCATACGCTTGACGGTTTTGGGGGTTAACTGCGTAAACGCCAGCGATCTGGAATGTATCGCCCGCATTCAGAGAAACCGCACCAGTAGCTGTCAAGGTAATGCTGCTAGAAGATGCCCAACCAGAAGTCAGGAAGCCAGAGGCGGCAGTTGTTGAGCAGACGGCAGTACCAGCAAATGAGCCAAAGGTTTGGCTTACCACGTTCTGATCCATTTTCCAGTTCATGCCCGCAGAGTCACGGCCCATCAAACCTTTACGGTACTGATCGCCAATAGCCTCTTGAGGAACAAACAAGCCCTTCAAGCTGTCCACGATTGTTGCGCTTGTAAAAGGCTCAACGATACATGAACGACGACCGTCACGGGGTGCGCCTTCAGAGTCAAGGTAAGCGCCAGCAGTCAGGTATGTAATCAAACCTGTGGGCGGTGTACCAGCTGTGCCAACAATGTTAGCGGTTTGCAAAGTAGCCATAGACATACCATCACGGTCAATCTTGTTGGCAATTGCTGCAATAGCGGGCTTCAACACACGGTCAGAGAACATATCCAAGGACAATGCCAAGTCTTGTGTGGTGAACTGGGTGTCAACGTGAAATTGTGTAGACAAAGTAACGGGGACAGAAGTCTCGTTAAAGTCTTCAACATTCAGCGCAGGGCCAGTTGTACCAATGAAACGACCAGGCTTACGGACATTGACTGTGTTACCAATCTTTGCACCG